AACTAAATATTGCTATGGCCACATTCATTGGATTCAACACACAAAATCAATACAAAAAGTTCACACTCACTGACAGTGAACTGATCAAACGCGACTTGCTGAATGCTTTCAACATCTTGCAAGGACAATTGCCTGGACGACCAACGTATGGAACCACATTGTGGAATCTACTGTTTGAAAATCAAACACAGGCCACCATGACTGCTATTCTTGCAGAAATACAACGTGTGGCCGGGGGCGACCCTAGACTCAACATAACCGATGCCAATATATTTCCTCAAGAAAATGGTGTGTTGATTGAAATCGCACTGCAATTTGTGCCCAACACAGATGCTGAATTGTTGAGTGTGTTTTTTGATCAACAACAGAGAAGAGCCAGTTTTGTATAAACCTAGCCGTTTATATCATTGGTAAATAACAAATAACAATGGACAATCATGGCACGCACCACTAGACAAACAGTTGTATTCGGAGTAGAAGATTGGAAACGCATCTACCAGACCTACAGAGAAGCAGACTTCCAAAGCTACGACTTTGAAGCACTGCGTAAAAGTTTTGTAGATTACCTGCGTCAATACTATCCTGAAAGCTTCAATGACTACATTGAGTCATCAGAATTCATAGCCATGCTGGATGTGATTGCTTTCATGGGCCAGGCCATGAGCTTTCGTAACGATCTCAACACCAGAGAAAACTATATTGACACAGCTGAACGACGAGACAGTGTGGTAAAACTGGCCAACTTGGTCAGCTACACTGCCAAACGCAACACAGCAGCCAGTGGATATCTCAAAGTATTTTCAGTACAAACCACAGAAAATGTTGTGGACTTCAATGGTGTGAATTTGTCCAATGCCACCATCAACTGGAACGATCCTACCAATTTCAACTGGGCCGAACAATTCACAGCCATCATCAATGCAGCATTGATAGACAGTCAACGCATAGGTCATCCTGGCAATCGCAGCACCATAGTGGGTGTGGACACCAATGAATACACCGTCAACCTTGTGCCCGGTTTTTTGCCTGTGGTGCCTTACACTGCCACAGTTGACGGCGTGACCATGCCATTTGAAGCAGTAAATTCCACCGCAGTGGGCACACCATCCACAGCACCGTTTGTGTATGAGCCAGCACCACAACCCAATGGATTGTTCAATATTTTATTCCGCAATGACCAATTGGGATTCGCCAGTGCCAACACAGGATTTTTCTTTTATTTCAAACAAGGGGTATTGCAAAATCAAGACTTCAACTTGGCCGAGCGCATACCCAATCGCACAGTGAACATCAATATAGAAGGTATCAACAACACAGATCGTTGGTTGTTTCAATTGGACAACACCGGTACCATTGCCAGCGAATGGACCTATGTGCAATCAGTGTATGCTGCTGCTCAAGAACAACTGGCTCCTGATCAACGCAAGTTGTATTCCACACTCAGCAGAGCCAACGATCAGATTACCATGACATTTGGTGATGGAGTGTTTTCATCTATTCCGGTAGGACTGTTCCGTGCATATGTGCGTGCCAGCAATGGGCTCACATACATCATCAATCCTGAAGAAATGCAAAGTGTGATCATACCCATCAGCTATATCAGCAGATCTGGTCAGTTGCAAACCATAACTTTTACCTGTGGTATCACAGCTCCTGTGAGCAATGCACAGGCCAGAGAAACTCTGGATGAAATCAAACAACGTGCGCCGGCTAGATATTACACACAAAATCGCATGGTAAATGGAGAAGACTACACAAACTTTCCATTCACACAATACAATTCAATCATCAAGAGTTATGCATTGAATCGAGCCAGCATTGGCACCAGTAGATATCTTGATCTAGTGGACAACACTGGCAAATACAGTTCAACAAACATATTCGCCAGTGACGGCGCAATCTGGGAAGAAAATCAACTGCCTTCATTCTTCTTCACCTGGGTCAACAATAATGAAATTGCCAGTGTTATCACAAATCAACTGCAACCGTTGGTGGCTACCACTGCGTTCACTCAATTTTATTATGCCAACTTTCCTAGACCAAATCTAATTCCTCTAGGATTGACCTGGCATCAAAGCACCAGACTGGCCAATGAGACCACTGGTTATTTTATCAATACCCTGGGCTATCCAGCCATTATCAGCAGTTACTCCAGCAGCAACAGCAAGTTCATCACAGTGGGCAGTTTGATAAAATTCACTGCACCAGCAGGATATTTCTTTGATGCAGACAATAGATTGCAATTGGGTGTGCCCACACTGGCAGCTGAAAAATATTATTTCTGGGCCAGCCCACAAAGTATCTATCAAGACGGCACCAATCAAGGACGCGGTAATTTTGCCAATGGAACAGGACCTGTCACATTGAATGTGTTTGTGCCCACAGGTGCCATACCTGAAGTGGTTATTCCTATACTAGTTACTACATTTTCTACAACATTGCAAAACGATATCATCAATCAAATTGCCTTGTACAGAAATTTTGGCCTGGGCTACGACAGCACTGGCAGTATCACAGGAACTCCGTACACTTGGTATCTTATTACCAGTACAAACCTAGCGGTGGATGCGCCATGGAGTCAATCCAATGCCGGCAACACAACAGGTACCAATCAAGATGCCAGCTGGATGATACAAGCAGTCACGGATGGACTCAAATACACTGTGAGCAGTCGAGCACTGGTATACAACTTTGGATCAGTGTTACAAACTAGATTTTTCTTTGAAACTGGCAATCGTATCTATGATCCCAGACTGGGCAACATTGTGAGCGACTACATCAACGTGTTGAAAACCAACAGCTTGCCTGATTCAAACAGCCCATTGCCTGATGATATCTACCTCAAAATTGTTGGCCAGCCTGTGCAGGTGGACGGTCTAGTAGACGACTATCAAGTGATTGTGAGCTATGAAGATCGCAACAATGACGGTGTGACCGACGATCCAGATTTTTTCAATGAGATTGTGGCACCTGACGTAAATCCAAATACAAAATACGTGTTCTTTGAAAAGACTGTGGATTTTGACAATCTGCAACGGTATCTCTTGGTGGAACCTGAGCGTGTGAACAGCAGCTATGCAACATTGAATGATATTGAATTGGTCAAAAGTGAATATGTGGTTGGTAAAATTTTCTATGCCTACAGTCAAGAAATTTATACAGGGCCACTGGCTGGACAAATTGGAGCATTCTATCAATTGACCGCGGACACCAATGGTGTAAAAATACTGGTAGACATCAGTGGAGAGTGGCAGGCCAAAGTAGGTCGTTCAGCTTTGTATTTCCAATATAGGCACAATGCTCCGCTGACAGATCGTATTGATCCTGGAACCAGTAATATTATTGACTTGTATGTGGTTACCAACGCATACTACACTGCTTATCAAAATTGGATCCGAGACAACACAGGCACAGTACCTGAGCCTTATGTGCCCACAATCAATCAACTGAGCACAGCATATCAAGGCCTTGAAGCCTACAAGATGATATCTGACAACATAGTTTTGAATTCTGTAACCTTCAAGCCATTGTTTGGTCCCAAGGCTGCCGAAAATCTACGTGCCACGATCAAAGTGATTCGCGCTGCTAATTCCACAGCCAGTGTGAGTGAAATCAAAACGCTGGTGGTGGCCAATTTGAATCAATACTTTGACATCGCTGCATGGAATTTTGGTGATACGTTTTATTTCTCGGAACTGGCTGCTTATATTCACAGAAACATGGGTGGTATTGTGAGCAGTGTTGTTTTGGTACCTGTGAACCCACAAAAATACTTTGGTGATCTTTATGAAATACGATCAGCACCCAATGAAATATTTGTTAATGCAGCTGGAGTAGGATCAGTAGAAGTGATCACTGCATTGACTTCAACCAACATAAGAACTGCGCCCGGCAGCGGAGTAATTTAATGGCCACACCCAAGTCGGTAGATTTTTTACCACCAATTTTTCAGACCACTACAAATAAACAATTTCTAGCGGCCACACTGGACCAGTTGGTGCAAGAGCCTGAGTTCAAGAAAACGCAAGGATTCATTGGACGTCATGTGGGTCCGGGAGTAAACCCCAATGATTACTATGTGATCGAACCCACTACCAATAGAGCCAACTATCAACTGGAACCCGGTGTGATCAGTTTGGTACCTGACACAAATACTATTTCTGATGCCATCACATATCCCGGCATGTCAGATGCACTGGCACGGCAAGGTGCATTTACTGACAACGCTGCACGATTGTACACCAGCGACTACTACACATGGGATCCTTTTGTAAATTTTGACAAATTCAGCAACTACTCTCAATACTACTGGTTACCTGGTGGGCCACAGTCGGTGGACGTCAGCGCCACAGCTATTCCCACAACTGACACATTTGATGTCACCAGATCAGACACATATTACAAATTCACAGGATCAGCATCAAAGAATCCAGTGATTACTCTGGTACGTGGCGGCACGTATCAATTTGCAGTTAATCAAGCACCCAATCAATTTTGGATACAAACTGATCCAGGTATAAACGGACGGTTACCATATGCACCCAACATCAGCTCAAGAGATGTGTTAGGAGTAAGCAACAACGGCACAACCAGTGGAACAGTGACTTTCAGTGTGCCATACAAAAATGCACAGCAGTTTTATTACAACCTGCCACTGATTGCGTCAGTTCCCACAGCAGGGCAAGTGGATTTGTTGTCTACCACCCTGCAATTTGATCAAGTTAACAACATACTGTTGTCGACATTTTTACAAACATATCCCAATGGCATTGATGGTATCACAAACCTAGATGGAAGAACCATAGTGTTTACCAATACCATCACTGATCCACAAGACGGTGGTTGGCTGATCACAACACTGTTTGATCCGTTGTTAGAACAATCAAGTCAAAATGGATTGCCAGGTAGTTTTGATTATTTGACATATGACCAGACCACTCCTATCTTGGATCCTAACGTGAGATACAGTGTGTGGAGAATACAGTACGAAAAAACCAGCGGTGGCGATACAATTCTCAAACTGTCATCGGTCACAGCCTGCCCACAGCAGACCAAATTCACTGTGATGTTTGGTACAGAATGGAGCACAACACAATGGTATCGCAATGCTGAAGGCTACTTCCAACAGATACCATTGCTCACAGCAGTGAAAGATTTGCTGTTTTATCAGGATGGTACCAACCCAGAAATTTTTGGACAAATCAGATTGATTGAGCAGAATCAATCTCAATCTATCAATGTAGACACAGACATACTTGGAAAACAAACATACACTGCTCCCAATGGAGTGGTGTTTACCAACAATCTCAAAATCACATTCCAAGGCAGTGTTGTACCGTCAAGCTATCAAGGACAAACCTATTATGTGGCAGGTGTTGGCACAGCAATAAAATTGTTACTGGTGTCTGACTATGTTACTCCAGAAATCACAAGAACTGCCAGCACACCATGGGATTTTTTACCCTGGGATACCAGCAACTGGGACGGCACATTAAATGAACCATTGGATCCTGATTATATCACCATTGCATTAGACAGCCCTGATCTCAATGCCTGGACCCGATCAAACCGTTGGTTCCACATTGATGTGATACAGGCTGCGGCTGCCTACAACAACACCATTGCAGTGTTAGACAATAATTTCCGTGCCAAGCGACCTATCATTGAATTTCGTGGCGGAACTCGACTGTACAACATGGGCACCAAATCCAAAGCCCCAGTGAACATCATTGATTTATCTCAATCTGATGCACTGTCAAATGTGAATGGCGCCACTCAATATTATGTTGATGGGTACTTGCTGGCACAAGGCAGCAGAGTAATTTTTGCACGAGATACTGACCCACAAGTTAGAAATAAAATTTATGTTGTAAACTTTATCAGTCCGGCCACAGGCCCATTACCAGACAGCACACTACAAGCTGAACCCATTATTGATCTGGTGCCAGCATCAGATGCAGAATCATTAAATGATCAATGTGTGGTTTGTTTGAGTGGCAATACCCTACAAGGCACAACCTTCTACTATGATGGCATAACGTGGATCCAAGCACAACAAAAAACACAGGTAAATCAAAATCCCATGTTTGATGTGTATGATCAGAATGGTTACAGTTTAGGCAACCGTGTGGTGTATCCAAGTTCAACATTCTCAACTGCAAAAAACAATCTTGGCTCCGTGACTGGAGGCAGTCCACTGTTCAGCTACGCCATTGGCCCGGGCACAGTGTCCGACACAGTATTGGGATTTCCACTGAGATATCTCAGCTTGAACAACATTGGTGACATTGTGTTTGATAACAATCTCTACAAAGACACATTTATCTATGTCAAAAACAATGTTCAATTTACTGAAAACATCAGCATAGGGTATGTTAAACAATATGCTGATAGAACTGTTTATCAAAAGGAAATTGGTTGGCAAAAAGCAGCGGTCAAGAGCCAGGTTTATCAACAATTTAATTTTACCTATCAACCAGTGGCCATCACCGGATCAATATCAGGCACCACACTCACTGTGACTGTGGCTCCAGCTGACGGATCATCATTGCTGATAGGGCAAGGTATCAGTGGCAGTGGTGTCTCAGCAGGCACACAGATCACAGGACTGATTTCTGCTGTTGGTAGAATAGGCACATATTCTGTAAATATTTCTCAAACAGTTGTGAGCAAAAAACTTGTGGCCACAACACCATTTATATTAGATATAGCTGTGTTGCCTACTGGTAAAATACCCAGCACCAAAGTTTACGCCACCAGTGTGTCGCAGGACTACAGCAGTCGGTTCCAGGATCCTAATACCTATACTGTGACCACAACTGGTACCACCACAGTGATCAGGTTCAATCCCACAACAAAATTGGTGTACGGTGACATTGTTGAAGTATTAGCGCTCAGCAATCAAGTCAGTGCTGTGGGATTCTACCAGGTGCCTATCAATTTGGAAAACAATCCACTGAATGGCAATAGTGATTTGTTTACTCTAGGTACCATACGCACTCACTACGATACCATTGCACAGAATCTGGTCAACCTAACCGGAGCCATAAACGGTGCCAACAACTCAAGAGATCTTGGCAATATTGTTCCTTATGGATTGAATATCCTTCAACAAAGTTCTCCAATGACCTTGGCTGGGTATTTCCTTCGCAAGCCTGACTATAATATTTTTGCTTCGTTGGCATACAATTCAAGAGAATATGAAAAATTCAAAGCACAGTTTTTGAACACAGCAGT